AATTTAGATCTGCCTGTACTTCTGCAACTGTCTCAAATTTCTTTGGTCTTCCTCTACGTTTTTTAAGTTCCTTTTGAAAATTAATAACATTTTTTATTTTCTTCGTCGGTTTTGTCCTTAAATCAGTTATATCAACAGGCGTAGGGGTTTTTACCTTTGGTGCTTTTACCTTTGGTACTTTGGGGAAAAGTTTACCTCTGGTAAATCCAAATGCTCTCATTCCTGCTGCTGATAGTGCACTTATAACAGCAACATTCACAAACGTGGTGAAAACTTTTTGAAAAGTTTTTAATGTTTTTAAACCTTTCTCACCAAACATCTGAAGAGTTTTTGCCTCAACCGCACTGACAATCTTATATCCAGTATCAACAACAGTTGCCAACCCCATAAATGTAGAGAGAGCAACAGATCCAACTCCTTTTAAAACTTGTGTTGCAAACCGGAAAAAACCAAGATTTTGTGCAACTACTGCAATACCTGCTCCAGTTAACAATGCTCCAGCGGGCCCTAATATGCCACCGGGGCCACTAGGTTTTGGTTTTTTTCTCTTTACTTTGGAACTATCTGTATCAATATCTCTATCATCGTCATCCTTTTCTTCTATTTCATCCTCTCTCTCAACTCTTTTTAATCTCTCTTCCTCTTGTCTTCGGATACCCTCTCGCACCTTTGCCAAGACAAGTTTTTCCTTCAACATTCCATCAATATCTACAAGTCTTCTACGAACAACTCCTAAATTACTAATGCTTTTTTCAGATAAGATAACACCCTTATCATTTATTCTTCCTAATAATTTTTCAGTATCAATCATTATGCAAATGCCTCAACGATGCCTAATGTATCTTTTACATCATCATCACCATCCAAAATGTGAATATTTGGAATAACTATATCATTATTGATCGCAGCAACATTATTATTAGTCTGAGTATTCAAAGTGGTAGATTCTACGTTACTCATATTCATATCCGGCATTTCAAATTGTGCAGGAGGAGTGATGTTCCCGACTTTTGGATTAGACTTAATGTTCAACATATTTCTAGTTGCCTCACCACCACCTGAAAAACCTATTCTTTGTCCACCAACATTTAAAATCGGAACATTAGTTCCACCACCAGCAGCGTTCATCGCAGCAAGCGTATTAGATCCATATTTCTCAACAGCTCCCTTACTCATCACAAATTCACCGGGAGTTAGTTTCGCAGGAACTGTATCACGATCACCACCACCCGGAACTTTTCCACCACCACTCAATTCAAGATTTGTTAGTGATGATTTATTATTAAATTGTTGAATTGGTATTAATCCCTCACCCATGTTTGGTTGATCACCTATTGTATCGTCACCTCCACCAGTATTCATAAGACTTGTGATTGCTATTCCTGATCCAAGTGCAAGCAGGCCTGCTAAAGGATTTGCTTTAATCATTCCTAAAGTAGATGCAATCAACGCTGGAATATATTTTACTGCTACTAAACCTAATATTCCAGCAATCGTAGTTGCTAAGACACCAACGGTGGTTGCGATAAGTGGAAGATTATTATTTAAAAACTTAAATATTGATAGCAATCGATCAACATTTTTTGGATTACCAAAGAAATCAATTAATCCTAAAACAAACTTACCAGTTATAATATTAAAAAGATAACCCAACACTGAATCTAACATACTCTTTATGGGTCGAGTAATGCTATCAACTGCTCCTTGAAATATTCCAAATGGTTTTTTCTTTTTTTCTATATCCCTCTCTCTCTTTCTCCTTCTTCTTCTCTCAGTTCTCTCTCTTTCATATTTTAATATATCAAGATCTAATTTTTCCTGAGCTTTTAATGTCTCTGAAATTGATGTGACTAATAAAGTTATGTCAGTTATCTTTTTATCAATATTTCTTACGGTTGATGGTAGAGACATTTTCGCACTTGCAGCATCATCTCTCTGCAAAAATTTTGAAGCAGACACTCTTCTAGTAGACTCACGAATGGGTCTACTAAACCTCATTTTGTTTAAAAAGTTTTGATAAACTGGAGATGTCTCATCCATTACTTGCTTGACGTTGTTGTTCTTTTAATCTTTCTTCTTCAAGATGTGCTTGTAATAATCCAACATAAATGTCTCGTTCCCAAGGCATCATATTTTCAATTTCAGTCAAACTATATTTATGGTACTGTATTAACGAAAAATTTAATCTGAAGTAACTCTCCAGATTCATGTGCACCATCGCTAACCGAAAAAAGATGCTAAACCCTCAAGCACCACTTCACTTTCAACTTTTGTTTTTGGATTTTTTACTTTGATCGTATGAGATAATTTAGGCATTGTCTCAAAGAATTTTTCAATCTGTTTGAATTGAGCTGAGTTCATTGATTCAAGAAAGTCTTTTATCTCCTTCTTGGTGCAATCTGCAGCCACCCAAACTTCATCTTCATTATAAATTTTGTCAATACATGTCGATATTAAATCAAATGATTGATCCATCGCACTTCGATTCGTATCATTTGGATCAAAATTACTTTTCACAAATTCATTAAGTGAGGGATACTTAAGTTCCATCATCAAATTTTTATCAAGTGAGATTTTATTTGAGTGATCCTCAGATTTTTGAATCTGAATGTCATCAAGATTAATGTTGACACTCACTTCAGTTTCCTCATCATCAGGACAAATAATTTTTACATCAATGTCCTCACCAACAGACTTACCACGAATATTTAAAAACAGATATTCAATATCAAATGTTGGTAATTCTTCAACCTTAACACTTTTTGTCAATATACAAGATCTAATGACTGCTTTAATTGCATTAGTAATTTGTTTTGTATCTTGACTTTCTAGTGCGATAACAAGAAGTTTTTCTTCTTTTACAAGAAAAGGTCTATATTGAATAGTTTTTCCTGTTGATGGTAATTCAAGTTCATAACTTGGCGTTGCAATTTTTGGTAATGGCATAATAATAGTTCAGTAAGTTTATTTAGTAGGTTAGTTGAAGAAGTTTAAAAATGCACTAACGTTGGCCGCGGCCTGTGCAATCGGATTAAGCACATCAGATATTTGACCCTGTTTACCTGTCGCTATGAAATATCTACTATATGCCATAGACACTGTACACTTTAACAACTGTGAGGCATCATATGAAATCGGCATGGAGTTAACAGATAAAGGAAAAACATTCACGAATTGATATGTTAATGGTTTAACTTTTCTTCTTGAATCAATATTTTTTTCAAATTTTGTAATCTCTAAAGATCCTTTATAGGTATTTGGAAACTTCATTCGATAAGAAAAACTCTCATCTTTTGCATTTAAAAATATGTTTTCTGTTGTTTCATTTGTTATATAATTCATCCATGCTTCAAAATATCTGATTGGTAGATATTGATCTGCATCAGTATAAAAAGAAAGTTGAATAGCATCATCATACAGACGACGATAAACATGTCTTTCTCTTACTCCCGGAAAGTCATTTAATATTTCTGATGTTGCAAGTCTTGATCCGGGTAAAGATGCATCAGAGCATGATATATTTAATTGATCTTGATCAAAATTAACTCCACTTTGTCTTAAAAATCGACTAAAAGTTCCATCTGCCCTTGATGGACTACCGATGTTAACTTGAAAATGTGAAGTTGTTGCAGGATTTAATAACTTTGCTTTTATTTCTGCAAGAGATCTTCTCTGTGGTTGGATGGTAGCCATATATAAATATAGATTGACCTTGTATATTATGTAGGCAAGTTATGGGAGAGAGTATTAAGAGTAGGTATACTCCAATATATCCAAGTAAGTATCAGGGAAATGCAAAGTATATAATATGTCGTAGTAGTTGGGAAAGAAAGTTTTGTCAATGGTGTGATATGAACAATAGTATCATATCATGGGCATCAGAAGAGTTCAGTATACCATATGTTTCTCCAAAAGATAATCGTGTTCACAAATATTATCCAGATTATTTAATCAAAGTAAAAGAAAAAAACGATATGATAAAAACTTATGTGGTTGAGGTCAAACCCTACAAACAAACAAGACCACCAAAAACACCAAAGAGAAAAACAAAATCATATCTTACAGAGTGTGTCACATATGCGGTCAATCAAGCAAAGTGGAAAGCTGCAAAAGAGTTTTGTG